TAAGTTTGGAAATATTGATGAAACTATCTCAAGTGTAATAGGTAAAAACAAAGTAGCCGGTACACTAACCAAGTTAGGTATAGCTGTTGATATCTTGTTAGATTATCTTGACCCAAATCATTCAATAGATGCTATTGATAATACAGAAAACTAAGAACTAATGGATGTAACTAGCCTAACCTTTGGAATAAAAGATGTTGTAGCAATTGTAGCAGCTGTAATCTCTATAGTGAGTTTTATATTTGCTATGAAGCACTCTAATGAGAAAAACAAAACAAGACTACTAACTGCTGAGAACAAGATCCAGGAACATGTTGCTGCTAATAAAGAGGCTCTTACTACATTTAAGACAGAAGTAGAGGAGAAGTTTATGCATGCTAGAAATTCTAAAAAAGCCAATGTTATGAGAATATATGAAGATCTAACCAAAGTGGAAGAAAGCTTCCAGGATGAAATTAAGGAGATCAAATCTGAGCAGAAGACCGCTCATGATAAGATGAGTACTAAACTAGATACCCTATCAACTCAGATGTCTACTATGAACAGTAGCTTGGCTGAACTAACCGGGTACATACGCGCTAAAAAGGAAGATAAGTAAGGAGTTAAACAATCTGCTTTGTTCACCTTACTTCCAACCCCTGGGTCATCTATCCCAGGGGAATTTTTTTGCTCATAAATTTGGTAAGTTTAAACTTATAATGTATATTTGCTATAAGTTTAAACCAACTAACTATGGCAGAAGAAAAACAACCTACCCCAGAGGAAATCAAAGCCTACCGGGAAAACATGAAAAAGTATTATGAAGATGAATTACCCTTACTGAAAAAACGTAAGGAGTATGAAACATTGTTGGCAGATATTGCTGAGCAGAAAGCTCGTGCAGCTAGTATGTATGCACGATTAGCACAGATAATGCACCCTGAAAGATTTAAAGAGGAAGAAGAAAAGGAAGAGAAACCAATAGAACGTGGTCCACAACCTGCTCAAGAAGTAGCTCCTGAAGTTAAAGAAAAACGCACACTTAAAACTGAGACAGAATGAAAAAAGAAGATTTTACATATGACAAAGTAAAGAATGTACTCCTTAAAAAAGGATATGTTTTTCAAGTATCAGAAGGTCAACTAAACATGGTAGGTGTAAGAGGTGGTTCCAGGCAAGTAGATAATTGGGATGACTTCTTCTGTTTACTATGGATAGAGAATGGTAAGAAGATGATCTGGGTAGATGATCAGTTCACTACAGATCCTGGTATTTACTATATGCAAACTAAGATCCTTAATCCGGCCGGCTGTGGTATTTTAGCTGAAGGTCACTATCCTAATGTTTGGAAGATAGGTGGTCACGGTGCTAAAAAGTATGAAGCATTCATCCAAACTGGTGGTAAAGTTAAAGCATACAGGGACCGTAATAAAGATAGTTATATGGACTTTGATCCTAAAACTATACAAGAAGGATACTTCGGTTGTAATCAACATCATGGATATAACTCTACTAAAGTAGGAAATAACAGTGCTATGTGTCAAGTTCACAGGTATAAAAAAGATCTAACCTATGTATTAACATTAGCAAAAAAATCAAAGGCATTGTCTTTTAGTTATACACTATTAAACGAGTCAGATTTCAAATAAACTATACCCATACCAACATGGCTATCATTGTAAACAAACAAGTTCAAATGGCTAGATCTGAGATTATAAAATTTCAGATCATAGCCCATTGTTACATTCATAAATTAATGATGAGTGAGTCTGACTATAATTGTCTTACTCTATTAGGAGCATTAGGAGAAGCTGACCTTACAGAATTCTGTACATTAGCTTCTTCTCACCATATATTTAAGACTACTCAGACTGTAAGAAATTGTTTAGTTAAGATGGAGAAACAGGGATTGATTAATAAATCTGGAAAAAGTAAGAAGAAGATATCCTTACACAACTCTTTACAGATACAGACTAATGGTGATATTTTATTAAACTACAAGATCTTTCACATTGAATCCTAAAAAGACAAAAGAGTTATGTAAACTTACTTCTCAAGAATTAGGTTTAAGTGAAGAGTTAGTTAGAGATGTTATTGATATGTACTGGAAAGAGGTTCACGATTCTATAAGTGATATGAGACATCCTTTTATATCAGTATATGGATTAGGTACCTTTAAAGTAAAAGAGTGGAAACTTCAGGAATCTCTTGATAAATATGAGAGATTGCTTACTAATAATGACGGAGAAAATTTTCAAAGAATGGCTATAAGATATGAACTATTGGCAAGGATTGAGAAGATTAAAAGAGCTCAAGAGTTATTAAAAACCCACAAGGAAAAAAAAGAAATAAAAAACCAAGAGAAGCATGATAGACTTAAAAGTAATCTGGAAAAACAAATGGTTGATTCTACAGGGAATATCCAACTCGATATTCAAGAGAGAACCGATAGAGAAGATCTTCATCAAGAGGATGAAGATATGTAACACATGTCCTCTACTTTCAGTAGATGATAGTAAGTGTGCGCTGCCTAAAACTCAACCATGCTGCTCAGCATGTGGATGTAGTTTAGCATTCAAACTAAGAGCTATGGATACACAATGTGCACATCCGGATGGACCTAAGTGGAAGGAGGAAAAACTATGAGTAATGTAGACGACTTATTAAATAGTCTAGAGTTAATAGCTCCAAAAAAAAGTACAACTAAAGTACTTAAAAGATTTCAACTTAGAGTATTTAGTAGACTCTTTAGATTTGATATTATTAGAGAAGAAGTTCAGGTACCTGGTTTATTATCTCCTGTAGAACCTTGTCAGTCAAGTGAGCAAGCTGCTTGGATTTGTAATACTATGAATGATACAGAATATTTAAAATATAAAGATGAGAAGTTAAAAAATTGGCAAAAAGAACAAGATGAATCTAGAGCTAGAATGAAGGTTCATCCAAAAGATAAATTATGAGTAATAATGGAAAAGGGATATTGCACCAGATAATGCATGAGGAAGTATTCCCTATTACTGATTTAACTTTTAAAGGTGGATTATGGGAGCAAATAGATCAAAGTAATAAAAGAGAATTTACAATGATGAGCAGTAGTAGAGGTATGCAGTTATTTGAAGATTCTTTTAAGAGAATGTCTCTTACCGCTTTATTAGAAGACATGACTAATGACTTTACACCAGAAGAGATGATCAGGATGAAAGAGATGATTGATTCAGAAGATGTAGAGAATATGAAAGTGGCAGAAGTAATCATTGATGTAAAACTGAGAGGTAAGATTGAATAGTAGTACCTGGATATCTAATCAAGAGAAGAAACACTTGGCTAAAATTGCCAAAGAGTTAGAATACAGAACTTTTTTTGGACACTCACCTAATGATACTAAAAGAAGAAATGCTATAAGAAATGCTCAAGATCTTCATATAAATAAATCAATATCTTCAGATCAAATGAATATGTTATTAAAAATGATTAATGCAGATGCCGAAGAAGATCTAGATTTTGCAATAACACTAATAAAACACATATCAACTCAAAATTCAACTCAAGATGGCAGTAACATTTCAGGAAAAGAATCACCTTTACAAGAGCCTAGACCCCAATGATCAGATAACTTGGTTAGGTGTAACTAGTTTTGTAGGCATGTTCAAACAGAAGTTTGATCCTGTTGCACAATCTATAAAGTCTTCTCAGAACAAAAGATCCAAATGGTTTGGTGTAGACCCCTTAGAGATCCAAAGAATTTGGGCCGGTGAAGGGGATCGAGCAAATAAAGAAGGAACTAAATATCATAATCAAAGAGAAGAAGATCTCTTAGGTATTGACACTATCGTAAGGATGGGAGTTAAGGTTCCTATCATTAAACCTATATTTGATGGAGACCTCAAACTTGCTCCAATTCAGAAACTTACTGAAGGGATTTATCCAGAACATTTTGTATATTTGAAGTCAGTGAGTATATGTGGACAAGCTGATCGTGTAGAAGTTGTTCAAAAAATTGTTGATGTGTATGATTACAAGACCAATAAAGAGATTAAGAAAGAGGCGTTTACTAATTGGGAAGGTATAACACAGAAGATGACTGGTCCAGTAGCTCACTTAGATGACTGTAACTTTAATCACTATGCTCTACAATTAAGTACTTACATGTATATTATTCTCAAACATAATCCTCAGTATAAAGCGGGTAAACTAGTTTTACATCATATTGTATTTGAGAAAGCTGGAGAAGATAAATATGGGTATCCAATTATTAAGAGAGATACTCAAGGTGATGCTATAGTTAAAGAACTAGTTCCTTATGAGGTGCCTTATCTTAAAAAGGAAGTGATAGCAATGATTAATTACATTAAAGAAAATCCAAAATGATACTGCCTAAAATAAGTTTTGTAACTTTTCCAGGCCTATGTATAGGTATAGGTTTCCCATTAAATGGCTATAGTGATGTCTACATTACTATATTATTTGTTGGTATCCACATTAAGTTTAGAAAAAGATGAGCAACTTTCCAAAGATAAAAGGTCTTAAATGGCTATGTGAAGACTTTCCAGATCTTGTAGCAATTAACATTACTCTTGTAGATAGGAAACTTAAAGATTTAGAAATAGAAGGAATGGATATTCCTGAAATGCCAGGTAAGATGTATATAGATTTATCTAAACTAGCAGGAGTAAGGCCATGGTTTCCTAAAGATTCAGATGACCCTTCTGAGTTAGAATGTAGTATAGATGTAGATGGTATGGATTCCTTTATTGGGGATATCAACATTAAAGATCTTGTTGATGCATGGATATTTTATAAAAGATTTAAGTATGCAAGAAAGTAATATGAGTGAAGATGAATATCAGCATAAGGCCTTTTTTGAAAAAAGAAAAGCTATAACTATTGAAGGTGAGACTATAAAAGTAACCTTCATACCTCATCCATTATTTGATGAACCAAAGAAACTCTTCTGTGAAGAAGTTAAAACCAACAAAGATGATTCCAGAAATATTTGATATTGCCAATGGCAAAGTAGTAGTGAATGAGAATGTACTTCTTATTCCAGAGCTTAAAGCAGTTCATGATGAGTATGCTGATCCTATCCCAGCTCTAAGTTTTTTACATTATAAATATCATCCAAAAGGACCTTATTGTAATGTTCCGGAAGATGATAAAGAAGATATTTTAATTCTAGATTTTCCAGGAGAGTATACTCTTGAAGATCCTGTTATGATTACGGCCATGGAAAAAATGGCCTCATTTATGATAAGCCCTACTTATCGATACTATCTTGATAGTAAAGTGCTACTTGAAAAATTAGGAGCCTTTGGAAGAACTACACCAATTACATCCGGTAGAGATGGTAATGCTTCTGTACTAAATTCTCAAATAGCTAAAGTAGGAAAGACTATGGCAGAGTTTAAACAACTTGAAAAAATAGTTAACCAAGAACTTGATGAACACAAAGCACGCGTAAGAGGCGATAAGAGAAAAGCTTATGACCAATAGTTTCATGAATGTCCCCACCTGGGAGAACGGTGCTTGGACTCATACTGAATTTCTTACTAGGCAAGACTTTATTGACTTCTTACTTCCTTTATTTAAGGAACCTGGTAAATATGGATTTGATGAAACTACTCAGATATTTAATGAACAAGGTAGAAAGTATGAAGAGAAAGGATACTACTGCCCATTTCCTGAAGGATCTAAAGACCATAGAACATATTGGGATGATCAAAAAGATAAGTGTCGTAATGGTGTCATCTTTATAAACAATGGTAAAACATGGTACTTTCCTCGCGAACTTTACATGTGGATAAACTTCTTACCGATCAACGATAAGATGAAGAAGAAGTTTGCATTTGCTCAAATCTGGGATACCCAATACCATATGGCAATGTATGAGCTGTTAGCAGAACTTCATTATAAACATGTAGCTATTCTAAAGAAACGTCAGATTGCTTCATCCTATTATCATTGTGCAAAGATGATTAATCTCATATGGTTTGAGGAGACTCCAATCATTAAGATGGGATCATCTCTTAAAGATAAGATTAACGAGAAGGGATCCTGGAAATTCTTAGATGAATATAGATCATTCTTGTATAGTAAAACGGCTTGGTATCGTCCCATGAATCCTGGAAAGATTATGATGTGGCAACAGCAAATTGAGGAAACAATAGATGGTCGTCCTGAATTTGTAGGAAACAAAGGAGTTATTCAAGGAGTTACTTTAGAACAAGATCCTACTAATGGTGTCGGTGGTGACTGTAGACTTTTCTTTTATGAAGAGGCCGGTATCGCTCCCACTATGGACAAGACTAAGGAATATATGTTATCAGCACTCTCAATGGGAGAATTGGTTACGGGTATTTTTATCGCGGCTGGTTCTGTTGGTGAACTCGATCAGTGCAAGCCATTAGAAAATATGATCAAGTATCCAGAAGTGAATGATATCTATGCAGTAGAAACTAACTTGATTGATGATAAGGGAACTATAGGAATGGCTGGATTATTTATTCCTGAACAATGGTCTATGCCACCATACATAGACGAGTTTGGAAACTCACTTGTTGAAGAGGCCTTAGTGGCTCTAAACAATAGTAGAGAGAAGATGAAAAGAGATCTCTCACCAGAACTTTATCAATTAAGAATATCTCAAAGACCTAGAAATATTGCGGAAGCATTTGCACATAGAACTGTGTCCATGTTTCCACAACATTTGGTTACTAATCAAACTAGAAGAATTGAGGATAAAGAATATTTCTGTGAGTTCTTAGATATTACAAAAGATGCAGAGGGAACTATAAAAGTTGAAAAAACTAATAAGTATCCAATCAGTGAATTCCCAATTACCAAAAAAACTGAAGATAAAACAGGAGCTCTTGTAGTTTGGGAAAGGCCTGATGTAGGTGCAGAATGGGGAACTTACTATGGTTCTATTGACCCGGTTGCTGAAGGTAAAACTACTACCTCTGAATCATTATGTTCTATCTATATTTATAAAAGGCCAGTAGAAGTAACAAGGATTAAGAATGGAATTGCTGAGACTTTTATTGAAAGAGATAAGATAGTAGCTGCATGGTGCGGTCGTTTTGACGACTTACAAAAAACTCATGAAAGACTACTCATGATAATTGAGTGGTATAATGCATGGACAATTGTTGAGAATAATATATCTTTGTTTATCCAATACATGATATCCGAGAAGAAACAAAAATATCTAGTACCTAAAAGTCAGATCCTATTTTTAAAAGATCTTGGAGCTAAGAGTAACGTATTCCAAGAGTATGGTTGGAGGAACGTAGGTACAATATTTAAAGGTCATCTATTAAGTTATCTTATACAGTTTCTATCTGAAGAAATAGATCATGAAACTAAGGAAGATGGTACTATAGTTAAAACTACTTATGGTATAGAAAGGATTCCAGATATCATGGCTATGAAAGAGATGCAGGCATATCAAGATGGTGTCAACGTCGATAGATTAGTAGCATTAGCTGCCCTAGTTGCATTTGCTAAAATACAAGAATCTAACAGAGGGTATAAGAGAAGAGTTGATAATATGGACAAGAAAGACTTGCAAAAGTCAGAAAATTTGTATAAATTAAGTACGAGTGCATTCCGTCATATTGGGATGTCTGGTACACCTAAGGGGAATAGACCTCCTAGGAACCCATTTAAAAATATAAGATAAGATGCAAGTATTAAATGCAATGGACTTAAAGTCCGGGAAAAAGGCAGACTACAATCGGATAGGTACCATTACTCAACCTATACAGTTTTTACCTCGTGATGAAAAAGATCCTGAATGGGGAGCATGGAATATGGATTGGCTAGAGTGGAATGGTATCAAACAGATTAGAAAAAGTTCTAGACGTTTGATGAAGAACTACAAACTAGCTAAGGGACAAATCGATAAAAGTGATTATATTCTTGAGACTGATAATGAGATGAAAGATCTCGTAGAGACTTTAGTTCAAGAAGACATGAGTGCATTAGAACTCAAGTTTTATCCATTAGTGCCAAACATTATCAATGTACTTACAGCAGAATTTGCTAAACGTAATTCAAAAATAACTTTCCGGGGAGTAGATGAGTTCTCATATAATGAGCAACTTGAACTTAAGAGAGGTGAGATAGAACAAGTTTTATTAGGTAAGGCTGAGCAAAAGTTATTCCAGGCTATGATTGAACAAGGTATGGATCCTGAAGATCCAGAAGTTCAACAACAGATGCAACAACAAATGGATCCAGAAAATCTTAAAACATTACCTGAGATTCAATCATTCTTTGATAAAGATTACAGGAGTATGTGTGAACAATGGGCTATGCATCAATATGAGGTAGACGTTGATCGATTCTCTATGGATGAATTAGAAGAACGTGCCTTCCGTGATATGCTAATTACAGATCGAGAATACTGGCACTTCCGTATGGGAGAAGATGATTACGATGTAGAACTTTGGAATCCGGTATTAACTTTTTACCACAAATCCCCTGACGCTAGATATATATCTCAAGGAAATTGGGTTGGTAAGATTGATTTCATGACTGTAGCGGATGTTATAGATAAGTTTGGATATATGATGACCCAAGAACAACTTGAGTCATTAGAAGCCATTTATCCAATCCGTGCTGCAGGATATCCTTTACAGGGATATCAGAATGATGGATCTTATTATGATGCTACTAAATCTCATGAATGGAATACTAACATGCCAGGTTTAGCATATCGTCAGTTAACTAGTATGATGGCCAATTCTCCTGGTGGAGATTATGGAAGTATCTACGGTGGTGGTGATGTGATAAATTGGATCATGTCCGAGAATGAAGACTATGCATCGTGGGGAACTGCGTTCTTGTTACGTGTGACTACAGCTTATTGGAAGTCTCAAATGAAGGTTGGACATCTTACTAAGATCATGGAAAATGGTGAGGTAATCACTGATATTGTTAGTGAGAATTTTAAGGTAACTGACAAACCGGTTTATAACAACTTACTATTTAAAAACAAGACTAAAGACAACTTAGTATTCGGGGAACATATTGATTGGATCTGGATTAATCAAGTTTGGGGTGGTATAAAGATTGGGCCCAATTTACCTAGTTTCTATGGAATGAACAATGCCAATGGTATTAGTCCAATGTACATAGGAATCGATCGTAATACTATTGGTCCACTTAAGTATCAGTTCAAAGGAGAAAGTACTCTTTATGGTTGTAAACTACCTGTAGAAGGAGCTGTTTACAATGACCGCAATACGCGCTCAACATCTCTTGTAGATCTTACTAAACCTTTCCAAATTGGTTATAACATTGTTAACAACCAGATTGCAGATATCTTAGTTGATGAACTTGGTACTGTAATTCTTTTAGATCAGAATGCTCTTCCTCGTCACTCTATGAATGAAGATTGGGGTAAGAACAACTTAGCTAAGGCGTATGTTGCAATGAAGAACTTCCAGATGTTACCATTGGATACATCTATTACTAACACTGAGAATCCACTTGCTTTCCAACATTTCCAAACACTAAACCTAGAACAGACTAATCGTATGATGTCTAGGATACAATTGGCAAACTACTTCAAGCAACAATGCTTCGAAGTAATAGGGATTACTCCCCAACGTCTAGGGCAGCAGATAGGTCAAACCGAAACTGCTAAGGGCATAGAGCAGGCCGTAACCGGTTCTTATGCTCAGACGGAGATGTACTTTGTACAACACTCTGATTATTTAATGCCTCGTGTACATCAGATGAGAACTGACTTAGCTCAGTATTATCAATCAAAGAACCCATCATTAAGACTTCAGTACATAACTTCAAATGATGAGAAGGTTAACTTTGAGATGAATGGTACCGATTTATTACTTCGCGACTTAAATCTTTATGCTACTACTAAGACTAATCAGAGATCTATTGTAGAGAATCTTAAAAATCTTGTTATTAATAACAATACAACTGGTGCATCTATTTATGATCTAGGAAACATTATGCAGTCAGATTCACTTTCTGAAGTTAATCATGTACTCAAAGCTTCTGAGAAGAAGGCTAATGCTATGAGACAAGAAGAGGCACAAAGTCAAGAGAGATTAAAACAGATGGAAATTGATGCACGTCTTAAGGAGAAACAAATGCAAGTTGATCATGAGTCACTAGAGGCAGAGAAGAATCGTCGTAGAGATGTACTTGTTGCTGAGATACGCGCAGCTGGTATGGCCGGTGCTGTGGATCTTAATGCCAATGCACAAAGTGACTTCTTAGATATCTTAAACAACATTAAGTCTTCTGATGAATTCCAGCAGAATATGAATCTTCAAAGTTCTAAAGAAAACAATGAAGTTCAGATGCAAGGTGATAGAAATCAGATAGAAAGAGATAAGATGGAGACTCAGATGAAAATGAAAGAAATGGACGTCCAGATTGCAAGGGAAAATAAGAATAAATTTGATACCAAGAAACCTACTGCAAAAAAGGGTAAGTAATGGTTAGCCTTATACTGCACTATTTGTGATTCAGTTTGGGCAATCCCATAAATTTATAAAGTTTATTTAGTTATTTTTGCTATATTATAATATCCAGTCACGAATTAACCAACAAAAACCAACTATATGAGTGATAATAAAGAAACAACAACAGTAACTGAGACCAATGAGGATATCAGTGC